CTGGATACCCTGTTCGATACCCTTCTCGATACCTTTTTGTTCTAGCTGTTGTGCGATGGTCATCAGTTCCTCCTCGTGTTGCGGAACCCGCAGGGCCAGTTCGCGAACAAATGCCTGCGCATTCGCCGATTCACCGGCCTGGATAATATAGTGTATCAGCGAAATCACCTGCGGCGAAGAGAGATAGCCGGTCAGCAGAATGGCGGACAGCCTGTCGGTCAGTTCGGCCAGGTCGCGCCGGCGAATATGTTTCTGCAGCAGGGTCAGTGCGGCCATGCTGCGGTGACCCATAATCTCTTCGTCGGGAATGACCGTCACATCAACCAGCGGAAAATCGCCGGTGTACAGTTTTTCCGCCAGTGTGGGGTCATCAAACTCCTGCAGCCAGTTGGTGGAGTAAGGGTACGGGCTGCGTTTGCCGGTATAGAACAGGACAGGGATGACCAGCGGCAGGGTTTTGTGCCCGGCGTCCAGGTGCCGCTGCATGGCGGCCACGGCGTATCGTAACATTCTGAAGGCCATGTTTTTTTCAGGGGAACTCTGGTGTTCTTATGAAAAGCGAATGATTATGTGAAGTTCACAACATCCCTCATATAAGTTAACGAAGTTTTTGGTTTCAAATACTCCGCATAAAAAAACATCGCAAAGTAGAGCAAGGGGTTTGGGGAGTAACAAAACCCAAATGAAGGTCAAGAGGCTAATATTTGCGCTCAACCAACCAAATGGTTATACTAAAATCTCCAAATGGAGGAGTTATGAAAACATTTAGCTTATCCACAACTCAGGTCAGACCACCCCGTTTATGGCAGGTGGCAGGGTTAAACAATTCAGATGGTGTGGCGCTGCTGGGGCAGATTAGCGAAGGTCTTGATGGCAAGGTTGCTAACCTGATCGTTGACTGGGCGAAGATAACACAAAACGATCTGCGCAAAATGTCCGGCATTCCGTCAACGACGTTTAGTCGCAGTGTGAAAGCGCGATTCAATTCCGAGCAAAGCGAACGACTGGTTCGCATTATCCGCGTTATTGATCGGGCGGTAGAGTTGTTTGAAGGTGATAAGGAAGAGGCTCAAAAATGGTTGAATGAGCCAAACAGGGCGCTAAGTTGGAAAGTCCCGGCAGAACTGATGGCATCAGAAACTGGGGCTTATGAGGTCATTAAATTGATCACACGTCTGGAGCATGGGGTGTACTCTTGATCCTCTATCGGCTGACAAAGACAAAATATCTTTCTACAGCCTGGACGGGATACGGAGCAAAGGAAGCTGGAGGTCGATGGAATAGTGTTGGCGTCCCGATGGTTTATGTATCAGAAACAGCATCGCTTACCATGCTGGAGACACTGGTTCATCTGCATGCGGCTCAGATTCTGGAGTATTTCACTTTATTGCGCATTAATGTGCCAGATGACCAGATTCAGAGCGCTGATAAGGATGAGCTGCCTGATAACTGGGCTGATGAAGACGCTCCGCCAGAACTGACCGTATACGGGGATGCTTGGTGCTTTTCCAAAGATTCGATAGCACTGCGTGTCCCTAGTGCTCTATCGCCAGTGGAATATAACTACCTGTTAAATCCTGAACACCCGGATTTTTACGGGGTCATTCAGAAGGCTGAGGCTATTCCGTTCCAGTTTGATAGTCGGCTAAAATCTGATCGTAAATAACGTATATGAATGGTTATGGGGTGTAGGCCAATGACACATACTGAGACCCGCGATCGCTATGATGGATGACGCCACTGCTCGGTCTTCTGGCCCACAGAGCTTGTTCTAGTGCATCCAGAACCAGCGAGGTTTCCATTGTTGATGACACCCGCCACCCTACAATAACGCCCGCGAACACATCAATAATGAACGCGACATAAGCGAAGCCCTGCCAGGTGCTGACATAAGTAAAATCGGCCACCCACAGCTGGTTTGGCCGCTCTGCAACGAACTGACGGTTTACCAGATCGTCTGTTGTGCACCGCACTTCGCCGCTACGGGCCGTTTTCACGCCTTTTCCACGAGTAACCCCTCTAAGCCCAACGTTTTCATGAGACGCTCTACGGTGCACCTTGCAACCTTGATACTATCTCGTGTTAACTGGCGCCAGACCTTCCGCACGCCGTAGACCTGCTTGTTCTCCACGTAAATACGCTGTATTTCTACACAGAGCTCATTGTCCCGTTTATCACGATCACATCGCGTTTCTGGACGCTGGAGCCGCTACCTGTGCCAGTAAAATGTTGATGTGGCAATAGCCAACTCCTGGCATACCGACTCGACCCCGTGCCGGTTACTCAGACTGTCTATAGCAGTCCTCGCTTATAAAGGTTGCGCCAGTTAAACAACAGGTTGTCGTTAATGCCGTGTTCCCGCGCCAGTTGTGCCACATTGGCGCCAGGTTGCAGTGATTTTTCGGCCAGAGTGATTTTAAACTCATGTGGAAAATTAGGGCGGCGCGGCCGCTTGCGCGCAACGGGCTCTTCCACCAAAGCTGGCTCTGGGATGTCAGTGATCTCGATTATGTCTGCCGTGATACGTGCAGGATAGAGCAGTGATTCAAGCTTATCGGAGGTCATGCGGTCAGGCAGCGGCCAGCTAACTCCCTGCTTGTTGAAGCGAACAAAGAGATCGCAGATGGTGCTTTTGGGGATCCCAAGCCGCCGACCGACGTCGAGTCTGGACAGGTGTTCATCAAAATGTAAGCGCAGTGCGTCGAAGAGCAGGGTCCGATATTTCATGGCGATAATGTCCATTATAAATGATGGACATTATTTTCCCTGAACCGGAGGAATAGCGACAGACGGTCTAAATGAGCCGCTTACACTCAGACTGTCTATTAACGGCATTATCTTTTCCAGTAGCGGTCGAACTCCGCCAGCGCAAAATAGGCTGACGCCTGACGCAGAATATCGTTGCTGCGTCGCAATTCCTTGTTCTCACGTTCCAACTCTTTCAATCGTTGGCGTTCAGGGGTTGTCAGGCTGTTCTCACTGACTTTGGAGCCAGAGTCACATTCAAGCTGGCGGACCCAGGCCTTTAGTGTGTCGGGGTTACACCCAATTTTAGGGGCGATGGAGTTGAAAGCTGCGTGTTCAGATTTATATTGGGCACGCTGCTCCAGAAGCATTCTTACTGCGCGCTCACGCAGTTCGGCTGGATAACGGTTTGCTGATTTTGATGTCATCTTGGATCTCCTTTCACTAAGAGTTTAGTCTCCAAGATTCCCGGTGCGGTTCATTTACCCAGCCGAGGGTTCTTGCTGGTACACCTCTGTGTGACTGTCTCGAAGGTTTATTTCCAAACCAATTTACCCTCGGACGTCAATACTGGCCGGTAGGTCGCGTACTCTCGCGGGCCATCAAACAGTTGGCGGGCTGCCGATCAAGAATCCCATTTCGCAGTTCAGGGGCGCCGAGCATGGAGCGAAATTGAACGAGCCGATAAACTACCCGTTTGTCGTCGATGGAGAAGGTTTTCGCATGCAGCGACGCGCCGGACAGCCCCAACAGCTTGAGCTCCGTCGGTTGTCCGGCGCGCAGCTTCAGCTCGAACAGTTCGACGCCTGCCTGCAGCAGCTCACGCTGGTATGTGAATAGTATTTAGAGATGCACCGGGCTGGCCATCCTGGCGATAACTCACCTCACCTTCAATCCTTACCGGTCTTTTCATCAATACCATCTGGGTCGTCCAGCATATGGATCATCATTGCTGGGTCGGGATACCGAGTTATCCCCAATTTCTGTGGATAACTCGGACAGATCTCCCTGCCCAGACAGCCCCGCTTTCCCCGTTCAATGCAGGAACCCGCGCGCTGCTGCATTATGAGCAAAACTGGCACCGGCATACCCTGTTCAATCTGCTGTGGAATACCCGGCACGTATCAATGTAGCCCCGGCGCTGCGGCGGCGCGATTTTCGTCTGCACGTCGCGGTGCCTTACATGGTATTGCGCGCAGCCAAACAGCGACGTGTGGGTACCGGTCGTCCAGATAACGTCCGCCCCTCTCCTCCCGGGACGGTCAGGTGATTACGGCGCACGCGTGACCGTCCAGTAGGGAGCTGTAGCGTCGGACCGGAGGCCGGCACGGCGGTGTCACCGACGTGATGACGCCCAGGCTTTGGGGTTACATACCTCAACATTCGGTAAACAACCCAAAATTAAATATGGCGGTTTAATTAAACCAATACTAAGATAACGGCCTCATTGACGAACAGATACAAACGCAGCGGCACAGTAATATTTATTCAGGCACACGGCTATTTTCACCCAACATGCGGGGCAGCTAATTGCCTCCACTTTCCGACTAAAAAAAATGAAAATAACATTATCTTTTACAAGGAACCGCTATGCCCAACAACTTTCATATACTGATCGACAGGCATGTGCTTGGAAACAAAGCATACAACCTCACTAAAATGAAAATTGCAGGCCTTCCGATCCCGGAGGGATTCGTCATTCTTTTCAATGAAACCCCGTCAATAAAAGAGATCATCAATTGGTACAATACATATATCGTTAAAGGCAGTGTTTCTGTCCGGTCAAGTTCAAACAAAGAGGATGGGGAAACAAAATCAGGGGCGGGGTTTTATAAGACCAAGTTGAACATCCCATTGCAAAGAATACAGATTGCAATAAAAATTGTCAGGCAACAGGCAGACAAAGAGGGGAAAATACCCGTAATCATACAGCAATACATTCACGCAATGTTATCTGGCGTAGCTTATTCAATCAATCCAAAAAACGGAATGGACGATATTTACATGGAGTATGGACATGGTCCTTGTGACGATGTTGTTGCTGGGCGTATAATACCAAAAAGTTTGGTTGTCAAGAAAAACGAAGTTTGTCACCATAAAGAAATCCCTCACAAACTCGTGGAATACATTATTCAGCTTGAACTTCTTTTTGGGATGCCTGTTGACGTTGAGTGGTGCATAGATCACTCTGGCAAGATTTGGATATTACAGTGCCGTCCCATTACCGTCATTCCCTCACAATGTTATCAATATGCCTAGTCGACACGCGAACCTCTTTGGGCAATGGCGTTGGCCTTTGGCGCTCGTTGCCACGATCAAAAGAACAAAAATGAAGGGATCTATACTCATCAGGAAATTATTTACTCTCGAGATAAAAAAGGCGTTTTTCACTGCTACATTGGTTTGAAAGATCATGTTTCCGCTTTAAAATATGTTTCTCAGAAAATCGGCACCCTACCCCAGCCTCAAGCTCTAGAAGATATTTCCCCTATGGATTCCCCCATATCTTCAAACGTTGATGCCATTGCGTATTTACGTTATCTGTCAGAACGATATTGTCATTTCATACACTGTTATATGCGTTCTGAACCCATCGTCACCGATATCATTGAAAGGCAACTGGCGTTGTTACTATCAACGGACAGGTTAAACACATTATTAAATTGTCATGATCTGATGCATCAGGAGCAAGATGATTTGATGAAGGTAAATCAGGACAATGAAGAACACATCATCAGGCACATAGAGAAATACCCTTATCTCGCCATAAACCATGTGACAAGAAAGGACTTATTAAGAAGCGTTAAAGTTATGCTTGCCAACCGAGTGAACACAAAGATAAAAAAAGTCAAGTCCAGTCCTGCGTCACTTCCCGAAGGACAAGCTGCTCCCCTCATTAATTACTTACTGACACTATCGACCGAACGAATGGAGGTTAAAAAAAGATGGGCAGGAACTTACTATTATATGATGGGTATTATGGAGTGGATTTCTGATGAGTTTGCAGAGAAACAGGAAGACTTATATAACTACTACTTACTAGAAGATATCATAGCATTAATAGAAAATGGGGTAACATTAACAAAAGAAGAGAAAACAAAGCGAAAGAATGGTGTCCTCATGAAACGAAAAAAAGATGTAAACTTAACACCAGAAATATCGTTTGGTCATTTTTTTACTGAGCACACACCTGAGCCGCTCTACCCAGATGAGGCAGTATTACGTGGTACAACAACAATACAACAAAAAGTCTGCGGTACAGTAAAAAAAATCGACTATACCGAACTAACTGATGTTTCTTGTTATCAAAATAAAATCATTGTCACTGAAATGACCCAACCCAACATGATCACATTGCTACGAAAAGGAAAGGGAATTATAACGAACGAAGGTGGAATATTATCACACGCCTGCATTATCGCCAGGGAATATGACATCCCCTGTATTGTTGGCACCAAAGTCGCTACGGACACGCTTCAAGACGGGGACCGCATCATTATGTGGCCCGATGGTCGAGTCAGTTATGACAAATCAACACCTGAGGGGTAACATGACACCATGGCAGTATAAATACACTGCATAAATAATTACAGACATATTCCATTGCGACCAGTCAGACACGATGGAGAGCATTACTTACCCATAATCAATACACTACTGCAGAGCACAAATAACACAATAAAAACCGGGTTGAAAACCACTAACACCGAGGTTTACCATGAGCGAAAACCCAAGCATTGACAACAATGCAAAAAAAGAAAACGAAACAAAAAACTCGGCAGAAGAAATGTATAAAAAATACTGCCCAACATTATTTAATGCTATTAAGGAAAACAAAAGCGACAACATTGGCAGTTACTCTCACCTCTTTTCCGAATTAGCAGAGAATGCACTCAGTGCCGAAGTGCTGGGTAAGCCGGGTGCGGAAATAAATTACATTACAACTGAAATAAACGAAACATTAACAACCGCTGACTCTATAAAAAGTCTAAAACGGGCCGAGTTACACTATCTTGAAACAAGAGAGACCATAAAAAAGTTTCAGAGCATAAAGTCCGTAGAGGAATTAACTGATAACAGTGAAATAATAAAGTCGATAAAGCTTGGCATTTCTCGATATAATATACTTTTTGTACTCTTGCTAATTGGTGGGTTGACATGGGGAGCTATTAACCTTCCGAAAGATGCACTGGCGTTGGTCTCTGCGGCCATTGGGGGCGCGATCACGCATTTGTTATCTGAGCGACAATCCGTACTTTCAATCAAAAGTGAAAAAAACGGGAATAATTGTGAGTGTGCATCAAGAGATGAGCACTAATCATTATAAAATCGCGCCACTGACGTGAAACCTGCGGACCGCTATCCCGGCCAATGCGATGTTCGCTTTGCCGCGCCTGCTGTTTCAGCAGGCGCGCGGAGGTCAGATCCGATAGCGAAAATGAATAAGCGCCGATCGGAGCGGGTTACCGTCCCTAACCTGGCTGCGCTGCACAATCCGGTGACACTACGGCCTTCCGTCTGGAGGGCCTGGCCTCTGCTCAGATCCAAACAAGGCAGGACGCATGGGGGATCTCCATTGATAGCCACGGTGTACGGGTAAATAAGATGCAAAACCCAAAATACGTAAACGGACAAATAAGCAAAATATCAAATTATTATTGTGACACCGTCAATTATTAAACCTGTTGTCGTGATGTCCTTGCCGATTGGGCTTTACCACCAGACTCCCCAACCGCTCTGTCCGGGCGGTGCTCGTCCGATTTACCCTGTGATAACAGAGGGTTGGTGCTTACCTTCGGTTTTTTTCCGCCGAGCCAGTGTAAACAGGCGTCGGTAGAGGATGCGTTTTTTACGCAGATTTCGTTTTTTCCCCAATTTTTATGCGATGCTGTCCTGACCGATCACCGATTTATTCGGCTTCACGGCGCCGGGGCTGACGCGGCACAATAGTGATCTGAGGGCCGAACCCTGGCCCGATTCGGGCAGAGGATGGCCTTTGAAGGCCGAAAAGTGCACAGCGTGCGGAGAATGAAAAATTGAGTATCATCCCCCTCGAGATGGAACAGATTTCACGTAGCGCGATCGGTTTGCCCGGCGGCTTCGCGCGCGCCGTCCGGCTGCGCGAAATGGCCCTTGCCGCTTCACTGGATGTGCCCCGCTACCTGCTGGCGCCCGAAATTGCGGTGCTGCTCGACTACCTGCCCGATCTGCGCCAGCGCATGCTGATCGAAACCCTGTGGAACACCGGCGCCCGCATCAATGAAGCCCTGGCGCTGACGCCGGGGGATGTGTTCTTCAACGGCGACCTGCCGTTTGTCCGGCTGCGCACCCTGAAGCAACGCGCCCCTCGCCCGCGCCGGCGGCCAACCAAGGAAGAGCAGCAGCGGTGGGAGGCCCCGTTTCGGGCGGTGCCGCTGCCGGATGCGGGGTATGTGCGCCGGCTGCAGGGTTATTTTGCGACGTTCAAACTGCTGACCCGCCGGGCGACACCGATGTGGGATGTGGCCAGCCCGGAAACCCCACGCAACTGGTTGCGGGCGGCGGTCGGCCGGGCCGCCCAGGACGGCGTGACTTTTTCGGTGCGGCCGATAACGCCACACACGTTTCGGCACAGCTACGCGGTACACCTGCTGATGAACGGTGTGCACATTAAGCAGGTGCAGGCGCTGATGGGCCACAAGCGGCTGGAAAATACCGAGGTATATACGAAGATCTTTGCACTGGACGTCACGCCGGATCTGGCGTTCTCCCTGCCGGTTGAGGAGGCACGACGGTTACTGTCGCGCCCCTCCATAATATAACCTTTTTGGTTTTACACTACATCTAAAATACGATTTTACGGAAAAGCGTATTTGATGATTTCAGTATTGACCGTATCCTTGCTTATGCATACACTGCATTTGGATCGTAGTTGTTAGTTTGCAGAAATGCGATTTTACTGAAAATCGTAACAACCTTTACCAGGAGAGCCTGATGATCATCTCTGTACTGAACCAGAAAGGGGGCGTCGGCAAAACCACGCTCAGCGTCAATATTGCCGCCCGCCTGGCCGCGGATGGCGCGCGCGTATTGCTGTTGGATGCAGATCCTCAGGGCAGCGCCCTGGACTGGGCGGCAGCACGGGAAGCGGCGTCCGCGTTCCCGGTGCTGGGATTGCCGCGCGCCACACTGCACAAAGAGATCGGCACGTTCATCCAGGATTATGACCACATCATCATCGATGGCCCGCCCCGCGTCACGGATCTGGCCCGTTCCGCCATTATGGCGGCAGACCTGGTCGTGATCCCCGTACAACCCAGTCCGTATGACGTCTGGGCGGCACAAGACGTGGTCACGCTGATCCAGGAAGCCAAAATTTATAAAGAAAACCTCAAATCTGTATTTGCGGTTAATCGTAAAATCGTAAATACTGCGATAGGCCGCGATGTCGGCGAGGCGCTGTCGACGTATGACACACCGGTGCTACGAGCCACGGTGTCACAGCGCGTGATATTCGCTGAAGCGGCGGCCGTTGGTAAAGCCGTGTTCGAGCTGGAGCCGGATTCGGCGGCGGCCAAAGAAATCGGCGCCCTGGTTAACGAGATGTTGGAGCTACGAGTATGAGTGGGAAAAAAGTGACTTTCGGGGCCAGGCCAACAAAACCTGCCCCCAGCGCGGATGCCTGGGTGGAAAGTCGCACAGTCGAAGACGCGCACCTGCAGCCGCGCGAGAAAATGAAGCGACTCACGATTGATATCCCGGAAAGTCTGCATAAAGCCATCAAGTCTGCCTGTGCCCTGAGAGGGAGCAAGATCGCCGATGAGGTGCGCGAGCTGTTGTATAACAAATACGGAAAAGAGTAATTCTGTATTTAATGTTTTACGATTATGCAACGCTGTCCCGCCTGGTCGAAGCCGGTGCCGTCCGGGGGGCACACATCGTCGGTCAGCCGGGCGGATGGGCCATCATGGTCCAGTACGGGATGCTGGAGCGTTCGCTGGCCGCACAGCGCAGTCGCAATGTGCGGCTCTTCCGCCGTTTTGAAACACGGGTGTCGTACCTGAAGGACATTGGCATTGCCCGTTCCGATGTGGATTCGTCGAACTATACCCCCGACGCCATCACTACCGCCCGGCGTCCCGATCGCGCCGAAGCCCTGAAACGAGCACATGAAGCCGCCGCCTATGATGCCTGGTTCCGTGAACAGATCCAGGCCAGCATCGATGATCCGCGCCCTGACATTCCCCATGAGGACGTGGAAGCCCGGGTTGCCGAAAAACGTGAAGCCTTGCGCAAATGCCTGGGAAGCAGATGAAAATTGTCTGGCGCCCGATGGCCGAAGCTGACCGGGAAAACATCGTTGAATACATTGCGCAGGCCCCCCGTGCGGCACTTAAGCTGGATGAGGATTTCAAAGCCAAGATTGAGATCGCAGCACGAAACCCGCAACGCTACAAAGCAGGCCGCGTGCGGGGCACCCGCGAAATCGTCGTACGTCCGAACTATGTGATGGTTTTTCACATTGACGATGAGAGCGATACATTGGTCGTACTGCGTGTACTTCATGCCGCTCAGCCATGGCCGCCAACCAAGTGACACCTTTCGGTTCCGGCGAGAGAACCCTCCACGCGTCATTTTCGAGGGTTCTTCACCTGGCCCTCTGAAAAGCTATCATTACGATTATCTGTATTTAATGAAAATCATATTTCATTAAATACAGCAGCAGAGTCCGTATAACCCGGGCGGCCCGCCAGGGGCTGCACATCGCCATGGACCGCCCTGAGGTGTGCCGCTTTGCGCCGGCGCTCAATGTTGAAAACCGCCTCACCCTTGCCGATGTTACGCCTAGCGTTCGCGGCAAGGAGCGTACAGGGATGCGGCTGGGGACAGGATCCGCCCGGGCCGTTAAATGGGGTTTTCCTCTGTTTGTCCCCCAGAATGGGTGGTTATCGACTTGCGGTTATCGCTGATGACGTGACATGCTGTCCGGTTATGAGTCAAGCGTCATTCCCCCCTCGTTAAGGAGGCTACCCATTGGCAACACCGGCCTATCAAAAACGCCCGACGGCGGAACTCGCTCATCTGGCATGGTGCCTGCTGGTCGCTTTACGTTTGGCGCAGCATGACGGGCGGGCCACGTCCGCGCTGCAACAACACCTGTTCATCATGCGTTGGCTGGCCACCGCCCAAAAGCGCAAACTGTTCCCACGCGCGGTGGCGCCGGACATGCTCTGGCTGCAGGCGCAGGGCAACCTTTACGGGATGCGTGCCAATCTGCGGGGCAAGGTTGACTATATCTACCGCTCCAGTGCAGGCACGCTGGCATCGCAGAGCGATCTGTTCCGCTTCACCTATGCGATTGAAACCCTGAAAAACGGGGGCTGGGAAGATAACCTGGTGTCTGAGCATGAATGGAACACGGCGCAGGCCGGGGGCGGACAGGTGGCGGCGGTGTATACCCGTAAACAGGCCCTGTCATCCTGTTTTGACGACAAGCAAACGCTGATCCGTCCGCTTTTCTTACGATTCACCGGCGATGTGAGCAGCGTGCCGGCATTGTTCGCTCAATGCGCATTACCGGTGGTACAACAAACGGGTGAGCGAGGGTTTTCTGTCTTTGCGGTGCCATGTCTGCGGCATGATCATGAGTGTCTTCAGGGGCGGGGGGAGATTGACGATGAACCGGGGGATGGGTAAAAAGGAGGAGGCACCCGCTGGCTGCTCCGCGTCACAGGCGAGGTTGCACGGCATGAAAAATGGCAAGAGGCCCCCGGGCGATATTCCCCTCCCCGTTCACTCTCATCAGGATAAGCTATGCGTATACCCGAAAACACGCTTTTTTCGGCCCTGCAAAACGGCGGGCGTATTAAAAGTTTTTACCGGCGTGCGGCGCGGAGCCTCCGTCAGGACACCTCCGTGCTGGCTGACGGCTATGTGCTGGAAACCCCGGGTGATACGGGGGAGACCATACTGAGTCACACCGATTTCTTGTCAGTCAGGGCGAAGCTGGTCGAAACAGAAACCTGGGAGCAGACGGTGGGAAGTGTACGTTTCGGCGGAAGCACCTGGGTATGGCGACCTGAGCCCGATGCCTGAGCAGTGCGCACAGCTCCCTGCCCGGCCTGAGGCGTTGGACGACTCCCTTTTTTAATTCCTTTCACCTTGCCTTCGCCGTTAACTTCAGTCTGCCCGGCCGGCTCCAGCACCTCGGCAGTGTTGTCTTTTACCATCGTGTTATCTCCTCGTGTTGCGGCAGCCCGGCGGCATACCACGCCGAATGCCACCCCGTCGGTAAAGCCGCCAAACAGCGGTACTGGGTTGTCGTCTCCTTTCTCGATAATTTTAATAGGGTAAGTTATTACAACCTTTGCACCGACCTGAACAGGGGGATGTTATCGAAAATGAACTCGCGGCGGCGGTGGCAAACCGCAGATATTGAGGAAGGGAGATGGGCCCAAAACCATGCCGGAGAACTCTGTGCGGCTCCGCAAGTCAGGTAATGCATTGTTTTTATAATTAATGTGTCACGCATCGGCTCGTGTGCAGTTTTATTAAAAGCTAACATTTCAGATGACGTATCCGATTCTACTGACCGCCGTTTGGTCTTCTATAGCCGAGAATTTCGTTTGAGCAATACCCAAAGTGATGCTTCTTTAGCGTTAAGCATGATGTCTGAAAGTGACATAAATTAATCTCTGGGAATATAACCACTCAAAAAAATCAATCACCTGGACATTCGCATAGGTTCCCTTTATTAATTTTCACGCTAATTACATTCGTGCTAATTAATAATAATTTCGTGGGGGTATTGCTAATTTTAAAGCAACAACTATTTTAAAATATCCAACCCGGCGAATGGACCCATTAATTTTAAATGGGTATTTAATTAAATGGTAAGCGTAGAAACGATTTTATTAATAAGGCAATCCTGGCGCATCGTTCTGCCATAAGCAATAGCCTAATGGAGGCTGTAATGACTTTCGAAAAAATACCGCAAAAAATCCTGTTGGAGTTCAAAGAGAGGAGAATAGGCACTCCTACTCTGGTGGATATCCTTGATGGCTTGGGTACAGGGAGTGTATTGACATCCAGAGTGCAAACAATTAACTGCACTGATCCCTACTTTGTCGCGCAAGCTTACACTGTGAGTTGGAAAAAAGTACGAAAAGGCAAGGACATTCAGCAATCCCAACCCTCAACCTGGGCTCAGGTTGGGGCATTCCTGGTGCCTGAACTGGAGAATGCAGATGGGCTGGTTTATGTGGCGGGAGGAGGGGAACTTATCACTGAAGCCGCGTTAGCGGGGGGGATGAGTTGTACCTATTTTGAGAAAATGGGGTTTGCAGGCGTCATTTTAGGCGGCGCGGTTCGTGATATGAGGGAGTTGAAAATGCTGAAAATGCCGGTATTGGCGACTAACCCGATACCGACAGATACTCAGGGCACTTACCTGGTGCAAGAAACCGGCACACAGTGCCTGATCGATCACGTTACCGTGTACACCGGAGATTTGATTGTCGCCGATAACAACGGGGTTGCGATCATTCCAGTTGCGGTCATCAGTCAGGTGATGCAACAAGCATTAGCCATTGACAACACGGAACATTGCATGCTTGAAAAAATAAAAGCTGGAGAGCGACTGCCGGCATTGATTGATGTTACCGGGCGTATCTAACGCGTATCTGTTATTGAGGTCAACAATGATCACTGTTCACACTCTGGGTCCTGCGGGAACAAACTGCGAAAAAGCCGCGCATTTCTGGCTGCATCAAAATCATCAGGAAGTGTAGCGCGGCGGAATTTTCTGCACTGTTTTACAGAGAATTCCGCACTGCGTAGAGACCCGAAAAACTGCGATTTTGCACTGTGCGAAATCAATCGCAAATGTTGCTAACGATCAATTCACTAGCCCGCTGTCGATTGTCACCGAGACTGTAAGTCACCCCCGCAGTGGTAATCTGCAACCCCTCAAACGCTTTACGCATCTCCGGGATGTCGTTTACTGAGATGATCATCTTGCCTTTTATGGACATGGCCAGTTCGGCCATCAGGCTGTATTGCTCCAGACCGAACTCGACACCATAGCCCTGCGTACCCCAATACGGCGGATCAAGGTAAAACAGCGTGTGTGGGCGATCGTACTTCCTGATACAGCTCATCCAGTCCAGATGTTCAATCAATGTGCCGGAGAGGCGCAGGTGAGCCGCTGATAAGGATTCCTCCAGGCGCAGCAGGTTGAGGCGCGGTGCGTTAGTCGTGGATGTGCCAAACGTCTGCCTATCGACTTTGGCACCAAAGGCCATGTTCTGCAGGTAATAGAAGCGTGCTGCGCGTTGAATATCGGTCAAGGTTTCCGACACGGTCATCTTTTCCCATTCAAATATCTGACGGCTGCTTAACGCCCATTTAAACTGCCGAACAAACTCCTCCAGGTGATGTTTAACAACGCGATACAGGTTAATCAGTTCGCCGTTGATGTCGTTAATCACCTCGACCTTTGATGGGTCCTTGCTGAAGAAAAGCGCCGCACCACCGCAAAATGGCTCAACGTAGCAGGTATGTTTGGGGAATAACGGAAGAATTTGACGGGCCAGCTTACGCTTGCCGCCCACCCATGGAACTAATGTGCCAGCCATAAAATCACCTCTGTTAACTTGAATAACAGTAGCCAATAATGCTCACAGGGCGGAACGCCGTGTTATCGTCTCAAGGGATAGTGTTAGTTAACATCGATTCTGATGCTATCCCCTAACTCATCACGACCATTTACCCCCAAAACAAACTCAACACTGAGTTTTGCCGGTTCGCTAGGTGTCGTCGATAACATTGCCGCAGTAGAGCCATCAAGTAATACGCCATCTACCGCTACACCAAGTCCAATGAAATGACCGTTATCGTAGACGCGCGCAATCTGAAATTGTTTTACCTGCATAATTTATTCTCCGAAATGTTCGTTATTGACAATGAAACCAGTAACGATCGTTTAAAACGATCAATAAGACATAATTGATCGTCACTAACAATTTGAAAGGCGACACCACCCTTCGGTACGGTCATGCAACATCAATAACCCCAAGGATAACCAGCGTGAATATGGTGTTTTGTAAAACATGCGGACTCTGGATTGATGATAAATCCGCATGGTCAAATGGCGAGCCTGGGTATTGTGATAAATGCAAACCTGCATCACCGTTGAAAAAAACAATAAGCAGTATTTTTAAATTCTCCCGCGCCATATTCATTGGACGGAAAAAGAAAGCATAAACGCTCACCAACACCAGGGAGCCTAAAATCACCCGCGAATAATCGCGGGTTTTTTATTATTCTGGAAAATCAGGCCAGTCAATGCTCGGTGCATCTCCCGTATTTATACGTTGCAACAGAACGCTATAGCGCTCCCAGGACTCAAGCTGGGCTTTCTCTTCGTCGGTGGCCATGTTGTACTTCACTGCACGCGTCAGGCGCATAATCACGTCGTCTGCCTCATCGAGCAGTTGAGACAGTTTTGCTTCAGCTGCCGCGACCTCTGCTGCGTGCTGGGCCTCTTTGTCCGTAACCCACTGTGTGCCGTCCCATTTGTCGTAGGGTGTCTGTGGGGCCAGCAGCGTCAACATCGGCGGTAGGTCGCCCATATCGATGACGGGCTGCGGCTGGCCGGTATCGGTGCTGTAGGCGGTCTTCCCGCGATAGTCAGGTACGATTTCCCACGCGCTACCCTCTTCGGTGCGACGCACTGCCTTGTTTTGATCTGTGGGTAATGTCGGCGCATCGGCATAAGCGCCTGCGGCCAGCCCCACACCAACCTGGAGATAATCTTCACGCGCCCCGACGTATTCTCGGGTTATCAGGTCGCTGTTGTACGTCGTTACCCAGCCTTCGGTCGTGGCAAAACCCGTTGCGCCAAGCGTGGCCACCGGGGTATCGAGTGAATATTTTGCTGTTGTCATTATGCGAGTCTCACGATGTAGTTAAATGCGATGTTTTTTACGGTGTTTTCGGGATTGCCAGAAGCATCGATGGTCATGCTATGACCGTGAGGGCCAATGTAGGTGGTGTGGTCATGTGGGCCAATGTTCGTCCAGTGCGCGTGACTTCCTGCCCCTTGCATAATGCCCGTGTTGGCGAACCCACGATTGTCATCAATACTGTGCCTGCTTGACGAGCCGCCATCCAGCGACGTATTGGAGTTGTAATCCTTCATCTGGTGTACGTGGTCACCAGAGTCATTGCTGGCTTTGCTGCCATAATCAAACGAACTGGTGGCTTTGGTGCCCAGATCGGTATTTGACACGGTACCGGTATGGTTATGACTTTTTACGCCATCGTTTTCTTGTGACAATACGGCGCGCCCCGTCGCTGGCTTACCTTTGATGGTCCAGCCGCGCATATCGGGTAGCGTGCCAGATGAATAAGCGATAGCCAACTTGGGATACTTACTCTTGTCAAAGGTCTGCCCCTGCATAAGGGCAAATCCGCTCGGTATGGTATCTGACGGCCAGGGGATAGGCGCACCAACGGGATATACCGCATCGTTATCAATCGGCTGTGGAAATTTGTCGGTGTAAATCCGTGTCCAGGTAATGCCGCCAGCTGCTGCCCCGGAGAAACCGACATACGCCGCGACACTGCCACCAACAACAGCAAAATAACCCGCTGACGGTGATGCATCCATTGGCAAACACACCACACCCGCGGAGACATTGCCTGTTGTTGCCGGGGGCTTATTGGCAGAGGAGCTATTGACCCGGTAAATCTGCCCGATATTGCTGTAGGCGTCGGTCTTTGCCACAGGTCCGCCCCCCACACCAAAGTCACCTTTAGACATCTTGCCGTTTGCCAGGTCATAGGCGGCCTTGAGAGCCTTAGAGGTAGCAGCCAGGGCTTCGCTGGTGCTGTTGGTCGCGCTGCTGAGCTGCACGATGCCTTTTACTGTGGTGGTCGCATCTTTAATATCGGTGCTAATACCACTACTGACAATTTTTTGAATGGCCAGCAGTAACTGATTATGTTTGGCTGGGTCGGGTGTAAATCCGGCATTTGCCAGGACGTTTTTCATTTCCTGCTGAATATCTTGCGTACAGCCTTGTTCATCATTAAGCCATAACGCGGAAACAATTGTCCCTTGCTCACCGGTTGCCGGATTGCCATCGTGAAATAGCCCGTCATCGGTAGTAATACTGGGCATAATATCTTTCATGATGCTGTGCTCTCCTGATAATTAAATACCACTTCGGTATGCGCCGGTTTTAAATCCCGGAATATATTTTCAATTAGATTCAAGCCGTAAGTCGTCAATCGCTCACCCGCCAGCGAATTGCCCGCCTGAAAACGATAAATCGGCACTTGGCCATCCTGAATATTCACAATCCACACCCAGATAATTTCAGGTATCCAGATATGATCACCGGCACGACCCACACCCGCCCGAAAGGGTTCGGGTTCATCGATGGTGATGTCGTAGCCCATTGACTTGGCCAGATTGATGAAATACGCCCGACTCAGGCCGCCGGTGGCGTTGAGCTTGGCCAGCACCTGCTGGCGGCGCGCCTGGTAGGTCATCGAGTCAGGGGCAGTCAGCGCCAGCACCCGCTCCCAGTCTGCCAGCAGCCCGGCAGCCCAGAACGGCGTGACACCGTTGAGCACATCACCCGCACGCACCTCCGCGCTGGCCAGGGTGTCGCCCTCAGCCTGCAATTCGGCATGCAGCAGCCGCCCGGTGGGTGCGTAACTTTTCGGGGGCAGCAGAATGCCGAGCAGTTCTGCATATTGCTGCTGATTCATGACAGGAGTCCCACGGTAATGACCCCTGGGCGAACCCATTGCACGGTATTCTGGTCAACGGTCGGGGTAATATTTTGTGTGGGCGTCACGATGACATAATCAATGACGCCTGAAATATCCGATACCAGGGCACCGATTTGTGTACGTACCGCAATTTCACCCGGTGCCAGGCGATTAAAATAATCGGTAATGGCGCCGATTATTTGTGCGCGGGCATCATCCAGGGATAATTCGCTTAAACTGACATGAATAGTCACGTCGGTTTCAATTTCCGTCGGCGCTAATATCAGCGTGTCTTTGGCTGTGACCGGGCGCTGGTCATCAATGTACGCCTGCACGGCCTGCAGCGTGGCTGCAGACGGCAGGTCATTGTTGGCAATAATGACCACATCCACCGTGCCATAACCCCGGCGCAGCGGGTACACATAGGCTTGCGTGACACCGCTCACCGACATCGCCCACATGTGGTAATCATATTTGTTGCCGCCTGCAGGGGGCCGACGGATGACTTCCAGCAGACGCGCCAGCAGGGAGGCGTCGGTCTCATCGTCGGTGCCACCGCTCATCTTGGTGATGGTCACGGTACCATCAACACCGCTCGGGGTGGTCATCAGCGTGGCGGAGGTGTTATCCGGCACATTACTGGCCGAGCCGGGCGTGGTTGAGGCGGCGGCAACGGTTACGCTGCCGCCTGGGCCGACCGTGGCCGCTACCGTGGTTTGATAGAGTTGGCTGCTGCCGGTGGGTCTGAACTGCAAGCCTTGCGGTAATGGCGTGCCTGCGGTGCCGGTGAATATCACACTGCCCCCGGCGGGTGTGGCCTGTTTAGGTGTAATATTACGTACCCGGCAGTGCATCACGAGGTAATCGTGGTCGGCGGTGTCGGGGAAAATCTGCCGGACTATCCACGACTGGTACTGATACAGCCCGGACACGGCGCTGGCGATGGAATTGGCGCGGATGGCGTAATCGCTGTCCGGGCCGGTATCGGCATCGGGCAACTGGTTGCGAATATCCCGCAACAAGGTGCTGGCAATGTCGCTTAATGACGGAATGCTGTACGGCATCGTAACCCCGTTTAAATGACCCTGACCGGGTGCGTAAATGTTACCGGTTCGCCACTGGCCTGATACACATCAATGGTGAGCAATAGCCAACCCGATTGCGGGTGGTTGACCGTGACCGCTATCTGCGTTGCCCGTCCGTCATCCAGCAACGGCTGGAGAGCCTGCTCGGTGTACTGTTGCGCCAGGCGGCGCGTCGTCGCCGAATCTTTGGCGCGGGCCAGTTCATGCAACCGGGAACCCAGCGTCGGAGCCGCCCAGTAGCTGCCCAGTGGTGTCTCCAGTCGCAGGTAAACGGCATTGTGCAGGTCAGTGCACCGTGTGCCGGTGTAGTCACCGGTCAGGCTATCAATCATCGCGTCCATAAGCAGAAGAGTACGGGCCGCGAGCGGGGGTTATCAGTGACGGGGGTGTAGTGGGTAACTGTGACGGAAGGCAGGAGGAACGGCGGCACGCTGGCCGCCGGGGTATCTTAGCCGTTGACAGGGCCGTCGGAAAGCCCGGACGGCGTATTGTGTTTGTGAGTACCTTGTTTGACCCCGCCTACCTCGATGTCGGGGCTGCTGAACGTGCCGCCGGTATGTTCAACGTTACCCTCGATGCTGGCGGCTTTACCGCCTTCACCGCCCTTGATGGCCATACCGCCGTTACCGGTGATTTGACCGTCACTGGTTAACTGCCCTGTAGCGTACAGATTGGGGGTGGTGAAGGTGGCCTTCTCCGTGGCGTTCACGTTGAAATTCTTGCAGTTCATGTTAAACGTCTCGCAGTTCGCTTCAAGGATTTTGCCGCGCCGGAGCACGACGCTGGTGCCTTCATCGCTGTAGAGCGCTACCTCACCGCTGGCCAGCCCCTGCAGACGGTAGGCGCTGTGCTCGGTGGTGATGATAATGCCGTGGGTGGTATCGCCGCCCAGTGGCAGCACGATCGCCATCGCCCCCTCGGGCGGCACGGAGGTCAGACCGTAATGCTGGAACATCTCCACCTCTTCCAGATTTTCCGCTTCCAGCCCCGCCAGTTGTGTCGTCTGAACGCCGCCTGTGGTGTTGATGCGGGTGATCTCGGCACGAAACGCCAGGCGAATGCCCCGCAGTGCCTTGGCGATACGCCGCTCTATCATCTGAATAAAATCAGCCATTATCGATTTGCTCCCAGCTGGTCCAGAGTCCCGTTTTGCCCTTGCCTTTGCGCTGACGCTTCGAGCGAGGAAAGGCGTCAGGCAGCCATACCCCATCTTCATGCAGCGTGAGCACCGTGGTCATCGGCATACCCCGTCCGCCGCGAAAGCGCCGGTGCATCAGGTAAAACACATCATCGATGCCGTGCACGTCGCTTTTGATGCTCACACGCTGGCCGGGTGCCCACAACACCCCGGCGGGGGTGCGAAACCCCTTCACCTCGGCGGTGATAGTCAGCCCACTCAGTCGCGCATCGGCCTGCAGCTTGCGCGCGCGGAACTGCACCTCGGCATCGCTGTCAACATCAGACACCACGACGACGCGCGGACGATAGAGCGTCATGGAGGTATCGCGCACGGTGCAGCGACGGTTGCGCTTGCCGTCCTGCGAATGGCTGCCGTGACTCTGCCCCAGCACCGTGGTCTGGGAATAGCGGCGGCTCATGTCCCGCGTGACCCTCAGGTCAAGCAGGTTATTGCCCTGGCCACTCTGCAGCAGGGTGAGCTGCGCCACCGGGGGCGCGCTGTAATCCGGGCCACCGATAATCAACGTGCCGTCAGCGGCCACCCACGGCCACAGACCGCAGACCTCAGCCGCTTTCTTGAGCGTATCCCAGGCACCTTCGCCCGGCTCGACGCTGAATTTCTTCGCGGCGGTGCTTTGCGCCGACTGAATACGGACGGCGAACGCGCCCAGCGGCCTGACCACCTGGGTGATCACTTCCTGCAGCGTCATGTTAGTGGCGGTGAATATCGGCGCGGAGCAATCCACCAGGATGGCGGCGTTATCGCGGCCATTGAGCACAATCGTGTGCTGATTACGGTTGACGGTATGCTGAATTTCATCGATGAAGCCCGTCATCAGCACATCATCCCCGGCGCGCAGCACGACGCGTGCTCCGGCCTGCACCTCGGCGGGTAGCTTCCCCGCCTGAATGCCGAGCGAGACCACCCAGGCACCGGCGGGTACCAGCAGGTCGGCATCGATGTCAAAATCCAGCCAGTCGCTGTGCGACACGCCACCGACGTGCAATGACAGCTTATTTGGATCACTGGGCGAAGGCATTGAGGATGTCTCCTTGCTGCAGGGCATTGGGGTGGCGTAAATCCGGGTTCAGGCGTACCAGCTCATCCGCCCTGGCGGCATCGCCGTACCAGTCGAACGCCAGCATATGGAGATTGCACGGGCGCGTCACCACGCGCTGGATCAAGGGCGGGCGGGCCAGGATCAGCGACCGGGCCTGCTTTTGCAGCGCATAGGCCAATGTCTGCAATTGGCCGACCAGGGTGGCCCCCGTGCGCAAGTCCGGCGTGGCGGTGTCGCTGTTGACGGCCTGCGTCTGGGCCGTGGCCATCACCGTGCGCTGTGCCTGGATAGCATCGCTAATCAGTGACCGGACATCATTGGTGATGCTTTCAATATCGCGTGCCGACAGGCTGGGCACGGCGCTTTCCATTGCCAGAATATCGGTGGCCACGTCACACCATTCCCCCACGGTCGTGAGCCGGATGGTCTGGTCGATGAGGTCGCGGTCATCCTGTGGCATGACGCTGGCACGATTGAGCGTTGAGGCAAACACCGCGCCGCTGGCCATTGTCTGCTGGGCGGTGAAGCGTTTGCCCGGAAAGCCCGCCAGGTCATTGCCGACTGAGCGTACAGCGTTCCAGTCAGACAACCGGGTGGAGACACCAAACGGCAGCGCGGCACTGAACGATGAGAGCATCGTGCTCATGTCGGAGACAAACGCCGTTGGGTAGTCCAGAAAGTCCAGCGCGCTGCCAATGGTGGTTTGCACCTCGGTGGCCAGCGACTGGACGACATACTCCGCCGAGGCCACAATGTTACTGACGCGGGCGATGTCATCTTGAACGGTCTTGAGCGCATTGACGGCATCACCAAAATATTTTTGCGCGGTGGCCACCAGGCCGGAGCTGTCAACGTCCTGAACCGCATCGGCAAAGAGCGCCTGCTCGGTGGTCGCCTCAATAAACACCAACTCGACGGTGACGGCATTAAGCGGCTCGACCTCATGCTCGACACCCGCCTCCAGAAACTGAACGCGGGGAATGGGGCCGTACACCGGGTGAACCAGTTCGCCCGGCCCGGCGGTTTTAAGCGCCTTTAAAAAGGCTTTAAGCTGGGTTTGATACCGGTTGCCGAAGAAGATCGCCGTCAGGCGAAAGTTCATTGCTTTCATGCCCTGGTCGTCCACCTCTGCACCATCGCGGTAAGGGTAGGCATAGACCACGGTGTCTTTGGCCAGGGTATCGCGCGTATAGATACAGTCAAACGTCACCCCGCGATAGGATGCGGGCATTAGGGTATCAATGCCCAGCACGCCCGCCACATCATGTACAACGTCGGTCATCACTGCCTCCTGCTGTCGCGCTCGATGCGCTGTTGAACGTTGGCGGTAAGCTGCTGCCCATCGAGAAAGACGGAAACATTGACATTCGGGGCTTTGACCTCAATCGGTGCCGGGGCCGTCGCCCCTTTACCCGGCGCACTGTCACCGCCGGAGAACCACTGTTTTATTTCGTCCAGCACATCCAGGGCACCGGCAGGTTTTGGCATAAGTTTCATCAGTTCCGGGTCGGACGGACCCGCTTTGGCTCGCGCCTCCGCTTCCTGGTCTTTACCACGCTGGATATGGAATAGCGGCATATCTTGCGCGCCCTGGTATGCAGCATACCCCTCAGCAAACAGGCCGCCACCCCGCAGGAATCTTCCTCCCCATTTAAGCGCGCCTTTTCCGGCATCACTGGCTAATTCGGCTCCCGCCGTTCCGACGCGACGTAAAATACCTCCCCGAGCAACAGCCCCCTTAACTTCTCCAGCCGCTCCACCTTTCAATCCACCCATGATCATGGACAATCCGCTAAAGCCGATTGCCGCCACCGCCATCGCTTTAATGGCTGTTGTTGCCCCCGATGCTGCAGCAGCTAAGTTCGGAAACTCCTGCGCCAGCTTCGCCCCCTCGCTGCTAATGTCACCCAGCACCTTGGCCACCGGTTGCATGGCATCATTCGACGCATAGAATGCTGAGTTTTTAGCCTGGTTGACCTTGAAGGCGTTTTCCTGCTGCTGGACACCGTAATCAAGATCCACAGAACGCTGGCCATCCGGCAGATTGAACTGTTGCAGCTGCTCGTCCTGCATCTTTTGGAATGTGCCCCAGTTGCGGCGCAGGTTTATGAAGGCGTTACGCGCCTGCTGGTTCGGGAACAGATGCGACACATAGGTGCCTTCAATCAAGCTGCGCTGCGAGTTGATACGGTCTCGGGTCGTCTGGTCTTTGGTGGTCGACAGTTGCTGCGTGAGGCGCTGGTACTTGGCGTCATGCTTGAGGGCGGTATCCACCAGGTGATTGACGGTATCAAGCGGCGTTAATCCCTTGCGGGCATCCGCCTCTTCGAGCGCCTGAATGTCGACACCTTTCCCCTGGATCACCATTTTTTTAGCGTTGTGTGCCAGGTTCTTGGAGGTCAGTTCCGCCAACAGATCGTTGGCGTTTGTCGCCGCCTCATTGGGTGAACCGGCACCGATGGCAGACGCTTCAAACAGGGCGGGCACCTGCGCAAATCCGCGCCGCCCGGTGAAACCCGCAGATTTTGCACTCTCCAGGCCACGAGGCATCTCTGCCGCCAGCACTTTAAAGTCGAGGCTACCATGCTGCGCCGCCGTCGTGATGGCGCTCATGGCCACCGGCGTATCTTTTTGGCTGAGACCAAAGTTGTAGGCGTTGCGCTCCAGCATGGCAACGTCGCTGGCGTTCGTCTCTGTCGCCGCACCAATTTTCATCACATCAGGCAGGGCTTTTTCTGCCTGCTGGCGGTTCATCGTCCCCGAACGCAGCATAATGTCGAGGGCGTTAATGGCCTCGTCAGGCGTGCCGCCTTTTTGGGTCGCGTTGCGGATGGCCGAATCCAGCTCTTTCTTGCCTGCGATCCTGGCCGCAACAGAGTTCTGATCACTGAATGCGAAGTTGGACAAGGTGGCCAGGTGCTGACTGTAGTCCATCTGCTGCTCAACCGGTTTGCGCAATACTGCAGCACCGGCCATCAGGCCACCGCCGATGGCGACAGCGCCGCGACCAAACCCCTTGGCCATGCTGGTGTAGGTACGCTCGGTTTTACCCAGCTCCTGGTTAAGTTTCGCCACCTTGCTCTGCATCTGATCAAAGGCACGGGCTTGCTCGGCGGCAGAGAGCTGGCCACTACGGGCCGCGCGGTTGTACGCGGCGATGGTCTGGCTGATTTCACGCTGAATGGTGCGCTCGGCACGAACACCCAGGATTTCACGTGCCTGGGTCATGCGTTTCATGTCTTCAGCGACAGAACGGATGCGCGTCGAGGCGTCATCCTTCACGCTGAATTTCATCTCGGTATCAAATTCACGTGCCATAGATCACGCCTGCGACGCTGTCGGGGTTGATGGTGACGATTGGCCTTTGCCGCGTCGCTTTTTGGGGCGACGACGGCGCAGGCTGATAAAGGTCTTGTCTGTCTGGCCTTTGGGGTTCTCCAGGCGGTTGATGGCCTTGAGCACCCCACCGAGCGCTACAGCGCTAAGCCTGCAGACGCGCTCTTCGCTGTAGCCGTATTGTCCGAGTCGGATAATGGCAAAGCGGTAGTCGCCGAGGCGCTCCTCAATGCGCTGAGCTTTTTTTTCACTTCGTCCCGCGCGGTGTTGATGGCGTTGTAGTCGTCGGCGATCAGGTTGTCGCACAACAACTCGTAGGTTATCTCGTCAGGCGGAATGTCGCCCAGCTTCACCAGCACGCGCGCCATCACGGCGGTGCTGACACCGGCATCAGAGACACCGTCTTCCATGACGGCGATTTCATCGCCGACAGTGGCCAGGCGGACGGTAAAGTCCTGCTGCAGCACACCGTTATACAGGATGCCAAACGGCAGCTTATCGCTATGGGTTAACTTGCTCATTGCTTACTCCTCCACTTTGTTCAGGCAGAACGCGGTAATGTCGACGCGCGCTTCATTATCGACGGTGTACTCTTCGCTGACCTCGGTCACAAACACATCCTGATAGGTGGTGCGCTTGCTGTTGTCATCCACCGGGTAGACCGTCAGCTTGGCCCCGGCAATGGTGTTCCAACGAATTTTGACGTCCTTGGGCACCACGGCGGTGAAGGCCAGGTCATATTTGACAATGCCCTGGGTATAGCCCTTGCGTCGCCCGGTGGAGTTCATGGTGTCGACCGGTTTTTTGCCGGTCGATTCACGCGGCTGGAAACGAACGATTTCAACCTCAACGCTGTCCAACTCCAGCACGACGGCACCGATATATTCTTCAGCCATCACGGCCTCCCTTACAGTAAGTAGATGGTGCCTGCGAACACATGCAGGCCGCGCACGATGGCCGCAGGGATATTCGCGTCCGCCCGGCTGTCGTCCTGCGCATTGCGCGTCACGGTCAGATACGCCTTGTTGGCGTCCACGTTCTCCACAATCTCCAGCCCCTCCAGCTTGTAGAGCACATCCAGCAGCTCGGAGCGCATCCGTGCAATGCGGGCGTCGGTCAGCTTGTCGCGCGGGAAACGCTGGCTGATACGGGTACGGCACGCCACTCGGACATAATCCAGCGAGCGAATGATGGTGATGTCCATCAGGGTGCGATCGACCACGCCCTCGGCGTTCTTCACGTAGGTGCTAATGGCACGCACGATCTGCACGGTACTGCCCAGGATTTCAAACGGCGCTAACCCGTTGGCCAGCGCATTCTCCTGCTCGGTACGTCCCGGCCATTTCGATTGCGGGGTGATGTCCAGCCCCGGCAGCGGTAAGGTCTGCAACGGGCGTGCCGGGTCGGGTTCGCTGGCGATCACCGCCGCATAGACTGCCGCCAGCTCACCGTTCGGCAACAGCGAACCGCTGTGCCAGCCGGTGGTAATGCGTGGGGCATTGGCCGTCGAGGTCAGCGTGGTGCCGGTAGACAGCGTGCCATTCCACCCGGTCACCCCCACCGCGCCGCGCTGCTCCATCGGGCCGGACACGTTATCCAGATGCGTCGCCAGTGGGATGAGCGCATCCTCGGTGCTGTAAGGGGAGATAATCAGCGTATGGCCCGCGCTGAAAATCGCCGCCAGGGCTGCCGCCAGCGACGGGTCGCCTTCACCGCCATGCATCGCGGTCAGGGTCACTGCCACGCCGGTCGCCGTGGCGCTGGCTACCAGGCCAACCTCGTTACCACACGCCCCCTTGTTGCGGGCGGTCAGCGTGACCGTGCCGGTTGCCGCACTGGCCGTCACCGGGAGGTCAAGATTGGCATTGACCGCTGCCGCCAGCGCAGTGGCAAGCCGATCAGCGGTATCACCATTCGCGACAGCAACTGCCACCCTCGTGTTACACACAGTGAGCCTGACCTGGCCAGTGCCGGTCGCTGGCCCGCTGATAGCCACTGTGCCACTTGCCGCCGTCGCCCCCGCGTCGTCATCAATACCCACCACGGTCAGCTGAATGTACGGATTGGCGTTAATGGCGGCGGTGGCCATACGGTGCGCCTGACTGCCACGACCAAAATACGTGGCCGCCTCATCGTCGCTAAAGACATTCACCAGCGTCAGCGCGGCCACGGTGCCCGCTGCCGTCCGCTGCGCCAAAATCACCAGTGTCTGGTCATTGGTCGCCAGCGAACGCGCGCCCAGGGTGGTGTTAAACTCAAAATAATCACCGGGCTTCAATACGTTTGGGATAGTCATTTTTTCCCCTTGCCTTTATCGGTGGATGCCGCAACCTCAACCGGTGCGACGTCAGCATCTGCCGGGGCAACGGGGTCGGCGGTCGGGGCCGCGATAACCAGGTCGCCTTCCTGCAGGCGGCGCAGGTAATAGGCGCTGGCCTCAACCTCGACCGCTGCCTCATGGGTAATGTACCGGTGTGGGTCATCCTCACGGGGGACGCGCACGCCGTCTTTTGCTTTTACAGTCAGCACGATGGCCTCCTCGGTTGGCACAATGTCCTCTGCCGCAGCGGCGGTGCCGCCGGGCAGGAAATAACGCATGTCGGTGCTGTCGTGGTACGGCACAGCGGGGTCAAGGCGTCCGTTGTACAGCTTGAAAACGTAGTCTGGGTGCGTCTCGCCGTCCGGTGCAGGCCAGTGATGCAGGTCGAGCGCCTCTTCAATCCAGCGGGTCTCAAACTCACAGCTGTAGGCGGAGATCGCCTTGTTATTGAGTACGGTGCTGAACAGATTACGCACGCGCCCCGGCATCAGCGGGCGGATACTCAGCCCAAAATCCTGCCGGGTCAGCAGGCGACGCACCGCGTTGATGATACGGTTGGTGCCCGGCTCATCAAGCACCGGCCCGGCCTTGCGGTGGCTCTCTTCGCTGCGCACGCTGTAATCGACGACGTAGACGTTGAAACGCGACACCACCCAGAACTTGTTACGGTGGGTATTAACCGGCTTGCTGCTTTGCACCCCAGCATACTCCACCCATACCGCCGGGAGCTGGCGCACAATCTGCCCCAGATCAGCGAGCTGGCCGCCGTAGCTGGCCACCTCGAACACCATCCGCTCCGGGCCGATGCCCAACCCCTCATGCAGGCGCACAATGATCGCGTTCTCGGTCTGTGTGATCATCAAAAACCGCCGCCACCGGTGTTACTCCGACGCCACAAGCGACGCCCGCCAGAGAAGCGAACGCCACCGGAGGCTGACGGGACGTTGGTGCCGGTATCCCGATACACGCCCAGCGTGACCCGACCACTAGCGACACCTTCCAGGTAACGGATGGCATCGCGGTAACGTTCGCGGATTTCGTCGTCACACTGCCGCTGGTTGCCCGTCATGCGATAACGGGCGATGTCGCAGGCATAGCCGGAGAGAACGGCAGGCACATGGGGCAGCGGCAGCGTATAGCGACCGGCGATGTACCCGTTGATCTCGTCGGTGGCGGTCGACAGCGCGTAATCCAGCACACGCGCATTGATGTCGCCGGTCCAGTCCACGTCCGTCAATTCAACCACTTCCTTGCGGCCAAAGCGGTTGATCATGTCCTCGCGGGTGGCGTACATGGTTATGCCTCTTCGCCCGTCGAACCCAGGGCCATCTGCCAGAAGCCGAACCCGGCAGCCCCGCGCGCCTCGGCACCAAACTTGAACTCGCCGCGATTGAACACATCGGGGTTGTTCATGTCGGTCTGGGACACAAACACCGGCGCCTCACGCTGCTGGAAAATCAGCGGCTTCAGCGGACGGGAGACGTCCATCAGGAACCACTGCGTGTCCGAGGCCAGCCACTGGACAACCACCACCGTCGCGGTGCCCCTGTAGATGTTGGCCTTGCCGTCGTCCAGGCGGTCAGCGGTCATCAGGGTATTGGCTTCATCTTCCAGCGCAGGCGGAACGACCAGCAAGGTTGGGCGCACGTTGAGCGGGCGACCGTCTTCATCCTTGATTTTGCTAAGCTGAATGCGCGCCGCGCCGTAAGACGCTTTGGCCTTGGCCAGGGAGGACGCATCCAGCGCCTTTTTGCTCACGTTGGAATACTGCGCCTTGCCAATCATGTGCTTGTCGCTGAAGAACGGCAGGCCGTCGTAGCATTTTTCCGTGAAGCCTTTATTCAGCAGTTCGAACACCATCTCATCCGGCCACTGCTTGGCGGAAAAGCCTGCATCCTGCGCCTGGGGTGCGTAGATCCCCAGTTGGTCGTCCTTGATGTGGTTACGTTTGACCGCCACCGTCGCTTCATAGTCATCATTGACCAGCGTGTATTTATGCCCGGCCAGCGACTTGATTTGCTTGTCGCCAAGCCATTTGCGCATACGCGGGAAATTCTGCAGCCAGGCATAGTCGTTCTCACTGCCGGTGGACGGCACCAGCGTGGCGACCTTTTCCCACTGCGAGGGGGCGGTTGAAAACGCGTTGTTAAAGATGGTTTTAAGGTTGATAAAAATCACCTTAAGCGTACCGGCATTAACCAGCATAATGTGTCTCCCTAGTAAACCCAGACGCCGTCGGCATCCAGTAAAATGACCGTGCCCGCTTTGGAGCGCGTTGCTGCAGCATCCTCGCTCACCGGCACGTCAGCCAGTTCGGCGGTTTTTGCCTTGCCGGTTTTCTTGTCTTGAGCCGTCTGCTGTTCGTTACCGTCGCCGGTATTGCCGTCCGTTTGCTCACCCCCTGCCTGGCCAGGTTCGGCCATCAGTACCGCCGGTGCGCCGCCGCCATCACTGGCCGACACCGTCTGGTTGTCCAGAATGAAAACGCGACGCCCGAGGCTGGCCTGAGTGACGGTGCCGTCGTTCTCCCACAGGAAGGCTTTTCTCATACGCACCAGGATGTACAAATCGCCGTCCTGGCCAGCGCTGTTGTCCACGGCATCTTCGGAGCGACCGGCATACAGCAGGTCGGGTGCCTCTTTACCGTTGACGGCGTAACCGTCGGTATTGATACAGACAATGACGCCTGCAGGAATGATTTCACCCGCCGCCAGCGGTACCGGCGTCAGCTCGCCGTCACGGTACGGGGTATTGCGATCAACCAGGGTTGCCGTCATGGTCACTGCTCCTCTTGTGCCAGCTGGCTGGCGATGTCTTTGGTGTCGGTGCCGAACATGCTGCAGATGGCCAGCGCGTTATCGTCCATCACCGCGCGGCCTTCCGCGTCCAGTGGGGGTTTGCCGCCAGTCTGCAGCCCCGACAGCGCGGCGATGGGACGTGCCTTATCGAGATAGCCTTTAAGGGCTGCCACATCTTTGTTGCCCAGGTCACGCGCCCAGTCGGCCATGTCGTTCAGCAGACGGCCATCGCTCAGCGCTGCCGTGACCAACCCCTCAACCTCGTCGCCGGTGATTTTGGCGCTGAGCGCAGCGACGGTTTGCTGCAGCGATTCCACCGTCGAAATCGGCACGAACTTCGCCGGGTCTGGGGCTTGCGTCGACAGAGCGGCGATTTTGTTGTCTTTCTGCGCCAGCAGGTCAGACAGGGAACTGCAGGCAGCAGGCTTGAGAGTCTTGTCCTGCAGTTCGGTCAGCTTGAACTTGAGATCACTTTCCGTTGCCGCACCAGGGAGACCAAACAGCGCGCACAGCGCCGCCAGGATTTCTTCGTCCATTGCGTTATCCTCAGAAGATAAAAGGAGAGAAGCCGCAGCCGTCAGTTCAGCCATGCCATCCAGCGCAGGCAGATTGGTGATCGCGGCGTTTAAGATGCGGCGGACATTGCCCGCTGCGTCGTACCGGAACATGGGGGAGACATAGCGATACTCTCTGGCCTCAATCATCGCTTTAGCCTTGTCGGTCCACTTGACATCAATGGCAAACAGCCCCTGGCCCTCAACCCACTCCAGTTTTTTAAACCACCCAGCTGCAGGGGCTGGCTGGCCGTTTTTAATGGCGTTGAGCGTCTGGTGCTCATAATCAAAGACGTAATCGTTGGTTCGGACGTTGGCCGCCGCTATCAGGCGCTGTGCCAGAGACGCATCCAGATACCAATACGGCACATCTGTCGCCCCCTCTGCCGCACGAAACCGACCGGCAGGAAACAACTGGACGCGCGGGGCGGCCTCGGTAATTTCCATGGTCAGCGCAGCAATGCGTGGCGAAGTTTGTTTCACGTTCGGTCAACCCCCATCAGTTCATGTCAGGGTTAATCTACGTAACGGTACGGTGGGTTATCAGTCACTGGGGCGTAGTGGGTAATTTAAGGCGGGGGCAGAGGGTAAATGCCGGTAACAGGAATACGCCACCGGCGTGAGGGATGCAACCCCATTTAAAACCCGTTTAAATCGCGTCAGATTCGTTTTAACGGGGTAACGGCGTACCACGATGGCAATAACCACCCAGAACGCCACACAGGCACGTTTTGGGGCTATTCCTCCAGCCCTTTATCCAGGTAGTCATGAATGTCTTCGCGGATACCGTCGTAATCGTCGTCGGTCATTGACAGGAACCGGCGCGCCGGGATGCGTGAGCCGGGGTGGTTGACCTGTTTGGCGAAGCGCCCATTGAAGTACAGCGCCCGCTTGTCTTTGGCGCGGATCACGTGCGGGCGGGTGGTGCCGCCTTCGTTGTGAATGCGGGCGTAAACTACATTGGTGCCGACCACCGCCTCGTCATTGTCATAGTCCGCGTCAATGGAATGATACAGATGGCTGCTGGCACGCAGGATCTCCCCGACGCGATGGATAGGCAACCAGCGTGGACGGCCTTCCTGCTCGAAGTTCTCCTGTACCGCAGCCAGCATGTCCTCGCTGATGGTTTTCATCAGCGGCAGACGGCGGTGTACGTGCTCGGCCAGATGCTCCAGCGCCCGACGCAGGTTGTCGGGGACGGTTATCACCAGTTCACTCATTCGCGCCAGCCTCCGGTCACAATGGGCAGGTGTTTCAGGTCGGCGTCATCGCCCGGCGTCAACGACCAGCTGCTTTGTAGCGTCGGCTGGCCACCGCTCAACGCAACGCGGGCGGCGCGCGGTGCACCACCCTGGTCAATGACGTAAACCAGGGAGCCGTCCGGCTCGCGCAGCACCACATCCGGTGAGGCCAGTAGCGTTGGCAGCTGCAACCAGTCCGGGGTTAACATCGCCGCATCCCGCACCGCACTGCCCGGCAGGGTCACCACCGCGTTAGGCAATTCCTCTGGCAGCGCATCCAACACCGCCGTGGACAGTGCACCGGCATAGCGCCAGTCACCGCGCAGCGCCGGGTCGCCGTGCACCTGCTGCATCCAGTTGGCCAGGTCGGCGGTGAACGCCGTCAGCATCAAAGGCTGACCCAGCGCCGCTTGCGCCGCCTGGCTGGCAATGCGTGGCGGGACCGTCGCTCCCTTGCGTAGCATCTGCTGCCCCAGGTTGCCCATGTAGCCTTTGCCCGCATTGAGGTGGAACCCGGCATCCGGGGTAAACAGCTGGCCGGTTTTCGGGTCTTTGTAGGCCGTGACCGGGCGCGTCTGGCCCTTCATGCCATAAGGCTGCCGGACAGTAACCAGACGGCCCTCGGAAGACTCCAACCCAATAGGGTGGCGGCTGAGGTCGCGTGCGTTCAGGGCGCGCACGCTGCAGCGGCAGTTATAACCGTTGGGCGGGAAGAAGGTATCCCAGATGGGATCATCGCAACGATACACCCGCCCGTTCATCGCCGCATGGGCCGGACGGGTGCGGTTGTCCATCACCGCATCATACTCCCAGTACGGGCGGCTTTGCGCATTGTCCATCATGCGCTGATAGCGCCCGGCCATGTAGGCTGATTGCATGTTGGTGCGGAAAATGGTGTCCAGGCGGTACGGCAGTAACTGCCTGCCTTCCAGCACGCCGTCCTCGTCAGCTTTGAGTCCGCCACCTATCCAGCCCTTGCGTGCCAGCACCGGCTGCAGGTTGTCTTTGAACTGTGCGAGCGTCTGGCCGTTTTTGAGCGCATCGCCAAGCGCACCGTTGATGTCGGCCAGCACATCCTGCTTGAGAATGCCGCTCACGGTAAAGCCCGTGGCGTGGGCCGCGTCCTCCATCGCCGTGGTGTCAAAGGCGATGTGATACCCCTTGGACTCGAAGTAGGCGATGGCCTTTTTCGGCGGCAGGGTCATGGCATAGCCCAGATTAATCCCCGGCATTGACGCGCCCCCACAGGTCAGAGACAAAGACGGCCTGTGCTATCAACTGGCGCAGCGCCGCATCATTGAGTTGCGGATAGGCCGAGGCAATGATGTCGCGCGCCTCATCCGGCGTCCGCCCCTGCTGCAGCGCCGCCAGCACCGGGGCCAGCAGGTCGGCCATCGCGGTATTCACCAACCCCGCAAAAGCCTCCGGTGCTGCGTCCAGGGTGTCCTGCGCGACCTGGTCGGGACTGGCCGCCGTCGGGGCACTCAGCGCCGCCAGCGTCGGGGGTGGCAACGTCGGCGCAGGTAACGCGGGCAGCACAACGGGCTGGATGCCCTGCAGGGCGCTGAGGGCCGAGACCGAGGCGTTGGGCGCAATCGGGGCCAGCACCGGCTCATCGCCGACCGGGGCCGGGACGCCGGTTTTCTCCTGCGCCCAGCGTTCCGGCACCTTCATGTTGGCCTTGACCAGCGCGAAGATCGCCTCGGCCATGTCCTTGGTGTCCTCCTGCTGGCGGGTATCGAACTCAAAGCGGCACATGCGACGCGGGGTAATGCCGCTGTAGCCGTTCAGCACCAGCAGCGGGTACAACAGTTCGCGGGTGAGCGTGCCAGCCAGCTGCACCGCATCGCTGGCGCGCAGGTCGTGGCGCACCTCGTTATGGATATTGCCCAGGGCATTAGTGCTGCTCTGGCCGTCAGCCTGGGATGTCAGGGTGCCGCCCAAAATCACTTTCGACTGGGTACGTTCGCACCACTCCATCATGAATTTAAACGGGTCAACCTGCCCCTGGGCAGCAGACTGGATCTCAATGGCCATGTCCGCCGGAATGATGCCGCCCGCGTTGTGGCCAAGGTCCGTTACCGCCTCCCACAGCGCGTCTTTTTGGTCCTCGGTGGTGCCTGCCGGGTATTTGCCGACACGCATCGGCAGGCCGTAAATTTCCAGGAACTCGGCCAGGTCGCGCACCGAGATATTCTTGAACAGGTAAGTCCAGGCGAGCACGCGGAACAGGCCGCTTTCGGCCAGCCAGCCGCTTTTGGCGCGGTGGCGGTGCAAAATCCAGCCGAACGGGCGTAGCGGCGCACCGTCGAGCGAGCCGTCAATCAACCGGATGTCGTCACCGTCGAACGGCGGCGTCTGGAACCAGCGTTGGGGGCGCTTGTGAAACGCCTTTGGCAGCCAGACACCCTCGGCGCGCTCCCACTCCAGTTCAATCGGTGAGAAGCCGTGGCCGATGGCATCCAGCATATCGAACATCAGCGCCTCGAACTCCGGCAGGTCTTGAAACCATTCGGTGGCTGCTGCGGCCATCGCCTTTTCCTGCGCAGTGGCGTTACGCGGCGGCTTGATGGTCCACGCCAGCGGCATCACTGCGCGGCGGCGCTTGCTCAACTCGGCAAACACATGGCCATCGCGCTCTTCCATGTCGAAGAAAAAATCGGCCTGGCGCGTGAGGTGACCTTGCTCGGCTTCGGCGAAGATGCGGTAAAGCCGGTTGATGTCCATCCCCAGTGCCGGGTGCTCGGCATACTGACGGCGGATGAATGCCGCTGTGTCGGACTGCTGCACCGTCAGGGTTTTTGATGACAGGGGATTGCCGTAAATATCGACTAACTGCTGGCCCATTACCAGCCTCCTTTGGAAAAGCCCAGGCGACCACGGCGTTGTGAGGAACGCTCTGGATCAGACAATGAGCGATGCTCGAAGACCGGCGAACTGGTGCGCGCCAGCGTCCAGAGCATGTGCAACGCATCCGGCCCGTCGTCGTGGTCGGCCTTGGGGAAATGGCGTAACTGCTGAATCAGGGTGCTCTGACTGTTGTGCAGGCGGATCAGACCGTTTTGCATATGCGGCTGCAGCGATTCGATGCGCAACAGCTTGTCGGTATGCGGAATGATGCCTCTGGCAGGTACCGGAAACCCCATCTCCGCCGAACGCCTGACCAGTTCGGTACGCAGAAACTCCTGGAACTGCACCGCTTCAATCCCCCACACCAGACACATATAGGTTTTTTGCAGTTCAATGATGTCACTGATAATTTTATCCGGTACGCGCTTGCGGATATCGGCGACCACCACATCAAGAATACCAGTCAGGCGATTAAAGCCACCGACCAGGATGGCGGAAGGGTCACGGCTGGCCCCGGCCTTGCCGAGGCTGGGGTCGCACACTCCGTAAAAGACCCACTCGCGCAGACGGTTAACCCAAAACTTGATGGTGTCACGGCCCTGATCATCTTTGCCCGCAAAGATGGCATCTTCGCCGCTGACCGGGTCATTTTGATACTCGGCATCAAAGGTCGAGTGGCCATCACGGGCGCGAATGGTCATCAGCGTCAACAGCGGGCGCGCCGACCAGGACACAATGGCCCCGGCCAGCATCTCGGCCTCGTGCATCTGATAAAACAGCGTGGCGGGTTTCTCACCATCGTTGCGCAAGATTTCTTCCCAGGCATCCCAAAGCGCCAGGTTGTCCGGCCAGCGACGAATGGCCTTGAAACGCACCGTGCGCCACAGCGGGTTGGCCAGCGTGCGGGACAGCACCGAGTCGTAATGCAAAATGGTGCCGATATACACCACGTCCATCTTGGCCCCGGCCCCGCCCAGCGGCATCACGGTCTTTTTCAGCCAGCTGTGCAGCTTGTCGCGCTGCTCCGGGCTGCGCACGTTCTCGTCGTTCTCGATGTCATCGAGCACCACCAGGTCAGGGCGGTACGGGCCGTGACGCAGGCCACGCAGCTTTTTACCGCTACCGGCCACCTGCACCTTGATGTCGTTGCGGGTGAGGATGGTGCCCACCTGCCAGACGCGACCAGGACCACAGGCCTCCGGGAAGTCAGACTGCAGGCGGGGATTGAACTCCAGCTCGGCTTTGATGGCCTCAAGCATCGGGACGGCTTGTTCTAAAGCGTCCATGACAATCAGCGCATAATGCTTGTGGCCGAGAATAATGCACCACAACACAAAGAGCTGGCTCACCAGCGTGGATTTGGCTTCACCGCGCGGCGCGGCAATGGCGTCGTTCTCGCTTTTGGGGCTGGCGACAATCTGCGGCAGGCGGGTGAACAGGTGAAGGTGCAGTTCGCTGGGTTCTGCGTGGCGCACGTAGTGCGGGAAATAGGTCTGCACGAAGAAACGGTAACCGTCCGTCGCGTTGGCCACCTGCAGGCGACGCTGCGCCACCGCTGCGGGGCTGACATCCAGCCCAGTGCATTCGGCTTCAATCTCCCGCCGCAGGTTGGTGGCCAGCGCCGCCATTGATTCGCGGAAGTCACGAATGGACATTTTTTGCGACATATAAGCACCTGAAAAAGAAGGTCTCCTGGTGTCATGATGTCGACGCTAACCAACAACCTGTCACAAGGAGACCGTAATGACGAAAGAAAACGCACTCACCCTCGACCAGAAGCTCAAAATCGCTCAGGTTGCGGTAGAAATCGTAAAGGCTGGAAGTGCCAACAGGAACGGTATCACCGGAAGTGTCGGCGGTTCTGGCCCCGACGCCCCTTATCTTGCTGCATTCAGGGCCGCTTACGACTTTGTGTCAGAGTAGGTGCTTAACCCTCAACCTGCGCCCAGCGAATAATTTGCGCGGCCTGCCACATGCTCTCGTCGAAACCACGACCGCGCATTTCAGCCTCGGTGAATTCGGCGCGGATAGCTGAAACCAGCCGGTTAAAGACGCTCAGTCGCTCTGTGACCGGTTCATACGGTTTTTTCTGTTGCTCTTTATTGCCACACTCGGCAGTGCCACTGGCCAGGCACGCCGCCCCGAGCGCATTCGTTGACCCTGCACCCTGATAACAGAGGTACGATTCCATATGGATGGCTTCATTGATGGCACTATCCCGCGCGAACGCCCAGCCCTTGGCGGCATTGAAGTCGACGGGGTTAAGGCAAAATGACGTACCGGTAACGGTAAAGCCGCTTTTCAGCACCAGAGCACAGAGGACGCAGGTGCTGTCCGGTACGTGGTAATAATGTTCGGTAGCGATCAGGCTTTCGACATACTGCTGTTTCTGGGCGTAGCTATCGGTCTTTTGCATGGTGTTAATCTCCGTTTAAATGCGGGTTAAAGCGGGTTTTTACGTTCAGCCAGCGCCGCCTCAATCTGCGCCTTGATGCGGCACGATGTCTGGTAGGGCGTTTCACCACACTGCTGTTCCACTGAATGGGTGGTGCCTTCGCGCAACTTGATGAGCACATCGCCATTGTTACTCACCCATACCTTGGTGATTTGATCTGCACGGACAGCCATGTCTGGTGCCAGGTCAATGATTTGATTAGCCATACTTTTTCTCCAGTACCTTGCCGAAGGCTTCGATCACCTCGGCGAACGCTGCCCGGTGTTTGGGGTAGCTCTCGTTAATGAAATTGGAAAACAACGTTACGGTGCTCATTGCTGTCGCCAGTTCGCTAGTCTCGGGCAGTACCTTTTTGCTGGCGGCAATGCACTTGCTGAACGAGTCGCCCAACCGGGCCAGCATATCGACCCGGTCTGCCGCCGAGATGCTGGGGTCATCGCGGATCTTGTCCATCGTGACATGCGTCTCGGTCAGGGTATTCAGCAGGATCATCCGGGTCACATCTTCGATACCGCCGCCTGCTATCAACACGGCGGCGCGATGCTTGTCCCAGTTGTCCAGTCGGTCTGCCGCCTCGCGTTTCCAGCGGGTGGCCGTAGAAACAGGAACCCCCGTCTGCGCCGCTGCCAGCTCCAGCGTTAAGCCGCCGTAGATGTACGCCTGTCGCAGCTTGTCCCGCGTATCCTGCGAGTACGCCATGCCTTACAACCCGTGCTTTGATTTAGCCAGGGCCACAAACAGCGACACGATGGCACCAACCAGCCCGCCAGCAACACCGCCCGCCGTTGCCCCCTGGCGCACTGCGCCCCGGTTCACCGTGTCGAGGTTGCTCTCCATCCGGGTTAGCTTGGTGTTCATTTCTTCCAGCAAACGTCGCTCCAGGGTTACTCTGCGCACGCGTGAGCGAATTTTTTTCTTCCTGTTCATACTGTTGCTCCTTACTTGTCCGCCTTGCGGTCCAGTTTTTCATCCAATCGCACCATGCGATCTCGCACGTCGATCACCAATTCTTTCAGCGTATCCATACGGTCGCTGGCATCATCCCGGCGCAGGTAATCGCGCTGGATACCCTCAATCAACTGTCCCTGCTTGTGCAGGGCGTACTTCAACTGCGCGATCCACAGGCCGCCAAAGGAGGCGACCAGCCACAGCGCGACATGCAGCACCATCTCCATGCTCATGACGGTGTAATTCCTCCATAAAACGTAACCAGCCCCAGACCGAGGCACCGCCAGCGGCAGGCAAGAGCATCAGTTCGGCATAGGGCGAATGGCAGAACCGGGACACCGGCCCCGCCAGTCGTGCAGGCAATGCCGCACAGCCCGCCAGCCCACAGGCCAGCACCGCGCCCAGAACCCTAGCCTGTCGCATCATCGGCCTTATCCATACGGTCACGCTGCAGCGACACCAGGCGAGTGGCCTGGCTGTGCAAGGCCCAGACAGCCAGATAGCCGACAAACTCGTACTCAGCCAGCGACTGAGTAAACGCCGCATTCAGTACCATGATGCTGCTGACTACGAACGCACCGACGGTCATCACTTCGGCGGTGGACAACTCGCCGGTCTTCGGGTCAATTACCAGCGCCTTTAGCGCAGAACCCCAGCTCACACGCCCTCCGGGAACACATGGCCCGGCAGCGGTATGCAATCGACAGCAACCCAGTCAGGCACATCAAAACCGGGGCATTCTTTGGCGGCATACTCGCGGTGGCCATGCAGGGAAGCATTACGATATTTATCCTGCAGGGTGGCGATCAGGTCATGCATCGCCAACCACTGGGCGACGGTAAACTGACGGGTGCCGACCATGCAGACACCAAGGGAGTTGGCGTTGTGGCCCTGCACATGCGCGCCGATCTCTTCTTCGCCGCGCCCGGTCAGCACCGTGCCATCGCAATCAATGACGTAGTGATAGCCAATGGCCGTCAACTGAGGATTAATGGAAGGGTGCGCACGGCAAAAACCGCGCTCCGCGTGCCAGCGGTCAATGACCTGGGCAGCAGTCTCATGCGCATTGCCCAGCGGCTTGCCATCCGGACTGGCAGCACAATGCAGGACAATCAAATCGATAAAGCGGGACATAAAAAAACCCTCGTAAGTTGACGAGGGTTATTGTGTCGGATAGTTGAGGCGCGAACCCGCTACGGGGGCGTAGTGGGTAACTGTCAGAAGAGGCTGTTTTGCTTAGGAAGTGGTGTGCTATCCCGCGATTTTAACAACTCCCAGGCGCGGGTGGAGGCAATGCCATATTTGGGGCAAATCAGCGTGAGGGCCATTGTCAACGATTCACCCTCTGCCTGCAACCGATCAATATCCGCAAAGAAACAGCGGTTGCGCCAGGCACGCCACGCCGCGTCACAGCGGGGGATATACAGCACATCCCCGCTGAAGTGCTGCACCAGCACCGCCACATGATCCGGCGATAATGTCTTCTGCAGCAGCGCAATACGCCGCTGCCCCGTACCACGCAGCCCTTTGCCGATGGGGAATGTCACGCCGCCAAACTGCCGGATCAGCGCTTCCGTTGCCGGAAAGCCAATCAGCGCCGCAATTTGCTGCACGGACTCAGGCAGCAGCGCCAGCACCTGCTCATAATCGGGCTGATTAGGGTTCACGGCAACCTCCCGTGGCGTTTCGCCTCAACAATCAGGATTTGCATCACCGTGCGCACCTGATCGTCATTGAGCCACTCCAGCGGCTTGCGTTCGCCGAGCATCCGCTCGACGATGGTCTCAACATACCCCCAGGGCCGTTTGGCCTCCGCCAGCATCGCCTCGATTTTACTGACCATACCCTTGCGGCCCATAGCCACATTGGGGCGACGACCATGCTGAGTCGACTTTTGCTCAAAGCCCTGGTCACGCATATAACCGACTACGCGCTCCAGCTCCGCTTCCGTGCACTCCTTCGCGCTACGCTTACCGGTGAGGCGTGCAAGCACACCACGATAGGTCTCATCATCCCAGGCTAATACCGATTTACCGGTGTGAATTATCCGAATGAGGTTCTTGCTCATCAGCAGACACCTCGCGATTGTGACTCGTAACCTGAGAACACCACTGCTTCTGATACCTTCCCGCACACGCCAATAACAGTCCCACAGCTAACCCTGCGGCACCTGCACCATTGGTATATAGCAAGGCAATAACGGTAAATACTGCAAGTAGCCTGCCAATATGAATCCAACGGATTGATTTCACATTTAAAAGCACAATTGAAATTAAAAATGGAGCGACTAAATAGGGCATGTTCAATAACCTTATATCCTGAATTAATAGTTTTGGACCGTATCAACGTCTGGCCCACAAGAGCAATATTCGTTAAACATTGAGCTATACGCATAATTACTCTCCTTGCAAATTAGCGTGACCGGTCACGGCGGTTAAATTGAGTGCGCGAAAAGCCAGAGTGAACCAGCACGCCCCCTCACCACGAAAATTACCACCGCACCCGACAGGTAAGGCATTACCACACCGCTGACATACACCCAGACCAGCCTCCTGACGGTCCAGTCGCTCATTATCACAGAGGATCAATAAGCCAATGTATTCAGTACGGCTATAGGGCCGATGCCCTGGATTGCGCCGCCTGCGATTCTTTTCTAGTGCCGCATCCTCTTTGTCGGTCAGCACCAGGTCATCACGCGAACCACCACGTTGCTTTACGCGTTGCCGCTGCGCAGCCTTACGCTCTGCCGCCGATTTAGCCATTGGAATTCCCCTTCATAAGCCACCCCAAATACACCCACAGCAGCACCACCATCAAGATTGGCCACAGCACGGCAACCTGAACAAAGGTAAAGCCTGGCGCCTGTACCGAACGAGCACCGCACCGCCAATAGGCAAGGCGCAACAGATACATCGTCAGTAGCAACACTACCGCCACAACCAGATAAGTGACTAACAACACAGTAATAATCACCATTACTACCACTCCCTCTCAAGGCGGATGCGGTCAGCCAGCATCATGACGCCCATCGGCCACAGCAGCATGATGACCAGGAACCCAACAAAGCGCGGCGAACGGCGAAGCAAGCCCAGCTCGCGCACGGTATCAGCATGGCAGTAACCCAGCTGCAGGTAGGATCCAGCAAGAACCAAAATCAAGGCCCAATTCATACCGCACCGCCGTAAGCCGCGACCGGCTCCAGATGCTCCACCGACACACCGCCAGTACGGTCATTAACGAGCACCACGACAGCACCATGCCCCAGCGCCCAGGCTTCTGAGCGGGTAACAACCTGACAGCACTCCGACTGACCCTGGATAGGGTAATAGCGGAACAGCGCCCCTACCGGGAAACGGGCATTGAACTGCTCAACAGAAATACCTTTAAGTAACTGTTTCATTTGGTCATCCTCTCAACTTTGGTATTGCAACCAATCATCTGGTGAAATACCCACGGTGCGAAACGCCCCAGACCAATACCACTCCACTCACTGAGTGCCCAGACGCGCCCCCATAACCAGCGCCACAGGTTGAAACGAGGTAATTTCATTGCAGTCACCTCATTTGGCAAACGGGACAGATTCACCCTGGCGATACATGATATTTCCGGCCTTCACAGACTTACCCGCCCGCAACCTGTTCCAACATAAAAGGAAGGTACACTTGAGGATGGCTTTATTAGCCTTTACCGTACCTGTTTTGTAATGGATCAGCCGATTGCGGAGCGCCCAAGACATACTGCCGTCGGCGAGGTTGATCCCTTTGAAAATCTCAGTAAAAAAAGCGTGCGCCAGTGTCGGGTCTTTTCGGGCACATATCGTTAACAATGCCAGCACATCAGAGGCAGGCATCAACCCACCTTTTGATGGCAGGTTTTCCTTTATCCACAAAAGATTGGCCTTAAGCTCATTCATGTGCCCCCGGTAGTAAATTGCAATTTTTTCATTGGTCTCCAGATACTTATATCCACCACCACTGACCGACCAGTTAACACCGGCCTCATAGCGAAGCAGCGTACAAACGGCCTGGGCAATACAGCCGCTCGCGGATTTCTCGGTAATACCGGAAATGGCCAAAACATCACCGCCGGTTCTGGCTTTTCCTGTATCCAGCGTATCAATAACGCCCACAGGTATGCCGCGTACAACCAGGCTTTGGATAGCAACACCGGCCATGACGACGGCATTGAGACGATGCTGACCGTCAATCAGCCGACCAGAAGCATCGAACTTGATTGACTCGGCATTTAGTCGCCACGTACCGGATTTCATTTCCCGTACATACCTGTCCACATACGTTTGATTGAGGTTCCTGTTGATTGTGTTCGCCCCTAAATAGGTGATGGCTATTTCTGGCGTAATGGTTTCCACGTCGGCTTTAAAGGTATTCATTATCATTTCCTTGATTTTGGCGTAAGAGCGCCCAGGACGAGTTACGCCATATTTAAATAGGGTTTATTACGGGATTAAATTATTCATCGTCAGCGGCATTGAAATATATGGGCAACTTCCCCAGATAAGCGAGAGCCAGTTGGACACCAATCCGAACCCCTCTATGCAGCTCGGTACCGGCCTCAATAGAGTTCTCACCTAAGTCAATGCTGGCATCCTTATGCTCCAGCACCAGCGAAAGACCCCTAACTTGACTTTCATGCCATGCAATCAGCTTGCGTAGCACATCGGCAAGCTCTGGATTGTCTATTTCAACCCTGCCCAGATTGCCGGATGATGGCCGGGCTTCATACCCATCAGGCGGATTTGCACCATCCCAATATTTATCTTTTTCCATTTTTTATTACCTCAAAGTCAGATTTTGGCGTAAGCGCGCCCCTGGCGGGTTTACGCCATANTTAAATAAGNTTTAATTCGGTATTAAATTAATTAGTCGGTGTTAAATTTCGAATATTGGTAAACCAAGGTTCGAGATTAATTTCCACCACAGCACCACTACCTATATCGTCGGCTTTCGCCACCGTCCGCACCGGCTTGCCGTTACTGTCCTGTAACTTGGTGCTGAGCACAAAAACGCTACCCACCTTATATTCCCGATTAAACTGTGCAGCGGTCATTTTCAGCATGTCACACCCCGGCT